CGGGAAATAAATGTGACATGTTTTATCAAAGTGCTGTACATGTCGACGCTTTCCTAGATTAAGCGAGTTTAACCTAGGCGTATTTGTCTTCAACGTGTGAAGACTACTCTTCCGTTACGGTCTTTGTAGATCACGGAAATACCCGACCAGTATTAAAAGTGGTTCGTGTTAACTGTTCTACGTTAAAACAGGAGAGCGCAGTAGTGTGAGTCTTGTCGGAAATTTCAGAAAGGAGTGTGTCCAAGATGAGAAATGCATCACATTATTTATCGAGCCTAGATGCAGGGTCAAAAAACCGTCTTAGACGTTTTCGCTCTGATCTAAAGAGAGATTACGACCGACGGAATTTTGACCGTAGGGCTCGCGAGGTTCTACTTCAGTATGTGAAGCCTGGTTATCGGGCAGAGCTTAAGAAGACTATTAGATACCTGAAGTATCTCCGTTCCTCAAAGGATGGAAAGTTGTTTTCCCAAGGCGTGAAGGATTACAACAAACTTCTCAAAGGTGCTAAAGCCTTCGCTGAACCCAACTATTCATGGTTTGGATGGAATCCTAACTACAAAGCAGCAGTCAATGAGATGAAAGCCGAATTTAGTAAGCTGAAACTCAGTCCACTTGTGTATCGATGTGACGACGATATACGAGAAGCGCTTCCAAAACAGGACACCCATGCTGGCTTCACTTACATCCTTACGGGTGAAAAGGAGAAAGGGAACAATTTGGAAGACATCTACGAACGATGGATGAACGAGCTCAGATTAGCTGTCGAAGATGGATCATTTGGAAAACCTATCCTACCTGCCGTTAGAACACAGGGTAACGGTCATGCGTTTGAGGAGGATGGTGCTTTCACAGGCGATTGTGATCACAAAACTAGAATGGTGTCGATGATCGATCTCATGGTCATCATTGCGGAGTTGATCTTCGCTAAACCGACTCAGGACTATCTTGCCCAAGTACCTTGGTATGCAGGTGGGAAAGATCTTGATACAGGGGTTTCTAGGATTATAACACATCTGAGAACTGATTATAGACATTGGGTGTCTTTGGACTACTCGTCTTTTGATCAGTCTATCAGTGCCTGGTTGATTCATGATGCATTCGATATCATCAAGAGCGCATTCGTTACCCTGGACGAATGGCAGCTTGAGGTGTTCGACTTAATCGAGCATGATTTCGTAGAAAAGGATTTTATCCTCGGAGATGAGATCATTCATTCAGTAAGGGGCGTTCCTAGTGGAAGTATGTTCACGCAGATAGTAGACTCAATTGTCAACCGGTTAGTTATTACTACATATCTAAATTCAATCTCTGAAAAGGGGGAGATGATAGTTATGGGTGATGATAACTTGGTTTATACCTGGGGAAAACTTGACGTGCATCAGCTAGCTGATTACGTTAGGAAGAACTTTGGTATGACGATCAATGCGTCGAAAACCTGTTATGGAGATACGTTTGACCACCCCACTTTCCTTAGTTGTGAGTGGAGACCCGAAGGACGTTACCGTGAGCCACATGTCCTCATTAGTAAGATGCTCTATCCTGAACGGGAAAGGACTTATGAGATGGGCAACTGTAAGGTTGAAGAAGTAGTTTGGTCTTATATTCTAGCCTATCGGTTAGGTATGGATCAGTTCTTTAACGTTGAGGCATTCCTTGCTGATAATCCTGAGTTCAAAATGAAATCGTTACGAGATTTGGGTAGTCACAATCTTCCCGGATTCCTTAAATATGTGTCGCAGTACACTGGAGGTTTCTGGGCCCGTAGGAAGAAGTG